GGTGTTTTTCCCCCCCCCCCCCCCCGAAAATGTCAGAATTTGTCGAGCAAAAGCGTCTGCTGTCCATTCTATGCCTGGCGCAGAAGTCGTGTATTGTTTTAGAGTATTTCCACAAATTATGTTTGATGATATGAGTGCTGTGCCGTTTGATTCGTATTGGCGTATTTCCGCACCGCAAACATCTATATCCTTTAGATTGCGGTTAAGAAATTCAATGATGATTTTGAGGGTATCGGGAATCTCGTCAGATGCGAAAACCAAACGCAGGCGTTCAGCCTTTAGGTTGGTTGCTGCCTGCTGCCAAAAGTCATCGGTATCATAGGCTAGAGCGGTTTCACTATTGTTGTTTTCCTGAAAACACCGACGCAGGTATTGAATGTTCCAGCTTGCGGCACGAGAAGCATAATCAAGCATTTGTGCTATTACCTCGCGGCGTATTCTGGTATCGCTGCTACGCTTTACCTCAACCAGAACAGGTAAACCATTCTGATTAACAAAGAGATGATCAAGAGAATAAGAGCCATTGGCATCTTCGCTTTTCATAACAGGAACTTCGCGATCTATCAGGAATAGTTGCTCGTCCTGTTCCGCAAGCAGTTGTGGATTTTCTGCTATCAGCCTTTGCAGGTCGATTTCTGCTTCGTATTTTCGCTCGGTCATTTTGGCGGTCTGGCCGTTGGATAAGATGTATAATTCCGTTCCCATTGTAATGCTCCTTGCGTTTAAATTATAATTTATATTATAAAACAAATAAATTTATTCTTCAAGACACTTTAAGACGTTCTAAGCGCTGATTTTTAAGATTACATATAAAAGTATTGATTATAAAATTAAGACATATCACAGGGCTCATTTTGAAGTACAAATAGTGTTATATCGTATTACAATATGGTAATATCGAAAAGATCTGAATGAAATGTTACACCAAAAAAGTTGTAAATTAAGATTCTGAATATTCAAGAAGTCCCAGATTGATATAACAACCTGAGACTTCTTTCGCATTTTAAATAAATTGTCTACGGTAACTGATTACTTATAAACAATATTCGGCAACAAGATCTATTAATTCTTTGTTTGTTGGGATACGAATATCGTCTTTTTTATAATAAATTGTCAAAAGATAAATTTCTTTATCATCTTTGACAGCGTAATATATAAGACGATAGCCGTTAGATTTGCCGCCTTTGGTATCCGTATTGGCGGCACGGACTTTGTAAGCGTGCCCTTTAGCGTTAATTTTCAGATTTGGTATTTCATTGCCTAGCAGATTGCCATTTTCTAATTCTTGGATAATAGGTTTTATATCATTTTCAATATTATGAAAATGGCGCTTTTTAACGTAAAAGTAAATATCATTTCTGAATTGTTCGGTGTAGATTACTTCATACATTTTCTTTTTTATCCTCGTCAACCCATTTTCTGATGTCCTTAAATAGATCATCAATGACAGGTTTTTTCTTTTTGCCGGCACGCATAAGCTCGACTTCTTCCATGGCGTTGATAAGCGATTGGGCAACAGAGCGTTGCGTATTTGGGCGTAGTTCCATGACAAATACCTCCTCCCGAAATTTTGCCGGTTATTGTAGTAGTTACTATAATTATATTATAGATTTTGGCGGAGAATTTGTCAAGGGCGGCCAATAAATACTGTTGAAAATAAAAAACAACATTGGAAAAATTTCTCAAAACCTCTTGACTTTTGGCTATCCTTAATATATAATATGGATAGCCAATAATATTGAATGGAGGTGTGAAATGTCACCAAAAACAGGGCGACCGCCAGTCGGTGAAAGTACTAAAAATAAACAATATCGGCTGCGGATGTCTGCTGAAGAATGGGCTAAACTTGAATATTGTTGTCAGACTACGGGGTTAACTAAAGCTGAAGTAATTAGATTAGGCATTGAAACAGTATATCAAGAAACGAAAAAAAAATAACAGTATCGCCTACCCTACCAAAGTATCACGATACTGTTAAGCACCAGAAGTTTCCCACTGGATAAATATATTATATCACAATGGGCAGCTTCTTTCAAGAAAAATTTTGAAGGGAGTTTTGTTTTATGGATTTACATAGTGAACTTATGCGAGCCAAAAGGATATTATCTGTTGTGACAACATCTCTGATGGACGCAGTTGCCGGGCCGGATATTGATGTAGAGGCATTGGACGGCTCGATAGATGTTTTGGTAATGCTTTTGAACAGTCTGGAAGCTGAGGTGTGCTGAAATGAACCAGATAATGCAAATTGACGGTATCGAATGTTACGAAAAAGACGGCGTAGCTTATTTGAAGTTGGAAACCGTTGCCTTGGGTCTTGATATAATCAAGACTGACCGTAAAAATGGAGTAGAGTACAAAAGACTTAACCGTCAAGCACTTAAAAACTGGCTATATTCTTTCGGAATTTTAAATTCCGACAAAGAAGAATTACCAGATTTCATTCCAGAGAACATCTTTTACCGTCTAGCCATGAAAGCTAACAACAAAGTTGCCGAGGCTTTTCAGGCTAAGATTGCAGACGAGGTTATTCCATCCATACGTCGCACCGGTTCTTATGGTATTGCAAACGATATGGCGCAAACTATTGCTTTGCTGGCAGAAAGCGTTGAACGATTAAACAGGCGTTTAGATGCTATGGAGCAGCGTCAGGATGAACAGTCAAGGCTTTTGCCGACTGCCGGCGAGGGCGTGGATTTAGAGGACTATTTGTGCCGTCAAGATTGGATGCGCAAACTCAACGACAAATTAGACGTTTGTGTTATGCTTTTTAATGCGCCTCGCAAGCGGCTGCTGCATTGGCTTTATGAAACGCTGGAAAATGTGCTGGGAATTTCCTTATCGGAAGAGCGTATAAAGCTGATTAGAATGTCTGGACGAAATCAAACTGTGCTTGATACAATATATTACAAAGAGAGGTATCGAAAAAAACTTGAACAAATAATGGACAAACCGTTGCCGGAAGAATATCGTGGTTGGTGAAAATAGGAAAATTGATATAAGGTGTTGAAAGCCTCTCGTTTAATTGCGAGGGGCTTTGTTATTGTCGGAATCTGGATTGGCTATGAACAGTTTGTTTGTTTTGCCGGCAGGTTCTTTGCGGATTTGCAAAGATGTGCGTGTAAATCTTTTAAGCATATCTGGATCTGCATTACTGTTAGCAAGCAGTTTGTATATATCCTTTTGCAGAACACCTGGATGTTCTTTTATATAATCCGTGGCTATGTCAGCTGCTTGGGCATAACGCTCTAAATCCGTCAATTCTTGGTCTGCGCCATTTGGATATGCGCCGGCTGCTGCACAGGTTTCAATAACCCTTTTTGCGTCCTGCCATTGGCCCAACCGTTTGTATAAATCTGGCAATATATTGCGGCATTCAATGGTTGGTGGTAGTTCTCCACATTGCCAGTTCATGGCTTTGGTAAAAGCGGGCAGAATTGGTAATACGTCTTCCCATAGTAAAATTGCTTGTTTAACATCGTCTTTAGCCTGCTTTGCCAGGTTGGATTTCTCAAAAAAAAATGTGCAAACTTCGTGGGCTTTTTCTGCTGTTTTGGCATAGAGGTCAAAAAATTTCCTGTCATGAATTGCGGATGGTTGTAGATAAGTAAAAGCCATTATACCTGGTGGGTGTTCTAAAACGCTGGGAATTTCAAAACGTATATTGGCAACGGGAGCTCGATTTTGATAGGTATCAGAACTAGCGACAGTATTTAATTCAACAGTTGGTTGGAGATTTGGTGCGTTTCTATTGTTGGTTGGTTCTGAATTAGCAAAAAATGAACGCAATTTTTTTAGCATGGTAATCACCTCTTTAATATTTTAGCAGATCGCCATGCTAAAAACAAGGGAATTGGGTTATATATGGTTTTTTGTGTTTAAGAAGAGAGGTGGTGATGTGGCAAATCCTAAAGGCAATCCTGAGAATTTAAAGCCTGTGCGAACCAAGGATGAAGCAAGAAAGCGAGGCGCTAATGGCGGTAAAAAAAGTGGCGAGGCCAGACGACGGAAAAGAGATGTCAAGCAATCCATTTCCCTGCTGCTTGATATGGCGGCAAATGGTGCTCGTGAAGAAAAGCTTGCAGAAATGGGCTTTGCTGAGGAAGATAGAACGAATATGAACGCTCTTATTGCCGGAATGTATGCCAAGGCCATTAGCGGCGACATAGCTGCTTTCAAAGCATTGATGGATTATGGAGGCTTCAATCCGGAGCAGAAAATGCGTGATAAAGAAAGGAAAGCACGTATTAAGGCAATGAACAGCCGGAATGAGTATTTCGCTGTTGAGCCAGAAGATGACAACCAGGGCGAAGATGTCTTGATTTATTTGCCAGAGAATGGACGTGATGATGATGGCAGCAGCTAAAATATTGAAACCGCAGGCTGGGCCACAGGAAATGTTTTTGGCCTCGCCGGCTGATATTGTGATATACGGCGGGGCTGCTGGAGGTGGCAAAACTTACGGTTTGCTTTTATCACCTTTGCGGTATAAAAACGTCAAAGGCTTTGGCTGTGTGATTTTTCGGCGCAATTTTAATCAAATCTTTGCTGAAGGCGGTTTGTGGGACGAGGCTGTCAATATGTACCACTACATAGGCGGCGCCTTTCAGCGCAAATCCCGCAGCCAGTGGTGCTTTGGCGATAAACGTGGCCGAACACTGTCTAAAATCTCCTTTGCGCATATAGAAAGGGACGAGGAAGTTAATAATTGGCAGGGCAGTCAAATTGCTATGATTGGTTTTGATGAATTGACGCACTTTTCGGAGTATGTCTTTTTTTATATGCTGTCGCGCAATCGCTCCGTTTGTGGCGTAAAGCCTTTTGTTCGGGCTACTTGCAATCCTGACGCGGATAGCTGGGTAGCTAGATTTATCGAATGGTGGATAGATCAAAAAACTGGCTATCCCATACCAGAACGCAGTGGCGCGATCCGCTGGATGCTGCGCCGAAGTAACACGATCTATTGGGCGAATACCAAGGACGAGCTTATTCGCAATTTTGGTCTGGTTACGGACGAGGAAAAACAGGAGCCGAAAAGTGTTACCTTTATCGCCAGTTCGGTTTACGATAACAAAATTCTGTTAAAACAAAACCCTGGCTATTTGGCCAACCTCAAGGCGCTGGCACAGGTTGAGCAGGAAAGGCTTTTGCGCGGCAACTGGAAGATTAAACCGGCCGCCGGTTTGTTTTTCCAAAGGGCACAGATTGGCGAAATGCTGCCGCAGGTTCCGGCTGACGTTGTGAAATGGGTCAGAGGCTGGGATTTGGCCGCTACTGCCGAGGACGAGGGCGGAGATCCGGCCTATACTGCCGGTGTTCTGATAGGCAAACGCAAGAATGGCCGCTATGTGGTCGCTGATGTTATTAACAAACGGCTTGCGGCGGCAGATGTACGACAACTGATAAAAATGACGGCTGTCATGGATACGAACAAATATAAGCATGTGCGTATCAGGCTGCCTAAAGACCCAGGTCAGGCTGGCAAAGCCCAAGCCCAAAGTTACTTGCGGTTTATGGCGGGTTTTGATGTTTGTGCTATTGCTGAAAGCGGCAGCAAACCGGCCAGGGCCGAGCCTGTTGCCGCACAATGGCAGGCTGGCAATTTTGATGTTGTTGTTGGCGACTGGAATGAAGAATATTTTTCGCAGTTGGAGAGTTTTCCCTCCAGCAAGTTTAAGGATATGGTTGACGCCACGAGTTCCGCTTTTACGGAGCTTGAAAATGTGTTTGACATAACCAGTTTGATCAACTAAGAGGGGTGAGATTGTTTGAAAAATTATTATTCCGCTAACGATGTGCACAAGTTTGAATCGCTGGCTATGCAGGAGCGTGGCAAAAGGATTATCAAAGCCTCGCTTGGCGGCGGTCAGAAAATATATCGGCATGACGTCTATATGAATGTGCTGACTAAATATGGCACTCAGCAGGATAACTCGACTGCCTATCAGTTTGCCAGAGAAAACGTAACAGCGGATATGCTACTTGTGCAGCAGTACGAATCTGACGGCTTGTTTGCCAGAATCATCGACTTACCCGCCGAGGAGGCTGTAAAACACGGCTTTGATCTGGGCTTGACCAGTCCGGAGGTGCAAAGCTGTATTGACGAGGCTCTTGATGATTTGAGCTGGGAAGAAAAAGCAGCCACCGCCATAAAATGGTCGAGGCTGTTCGGCGGCGCGCTTATTGTTATGCTGATCGATGACGGGCGCGGTATTGACGAGCCGCTTAACTGGCAGCATATCAGGAGCATTGATGAGCTGTTGGTTTATGACCGCTCTATTGTCACGCCAGATGAGGCACACCTTTACTCATATATGCCGCAGAAAAAGTCTGGAAAATGGCGCCCTCATTTGGGCGAGCCTGAGTTTTATCAGGTATCAAGCCTGCATGGTACGTTTGTGGTTCACGCCAGCCGCTGTTTGGTGATCCGTAACGGTATCCTGCCTGAGAAAACAACTCAGGTCAATTATCGCTATTTTGGTATGCCGGAGTATGAGCGCATCAAGAATGGGCTGAGGCAGGTTATTACATCTCACGGTCTTGGCGTTAAACTGCTGGAACGATGCGTACAGGCAGTTTACAGCATGAAGAATCTGGCGCAAATGCTGGCAACTGACGATGGCGAGAACCAAGTCCTTAAACGGCTGCAAATTATTGATATGGCTCGTGGCATACTCAACAGCGTTGCCATTGATGGCGACGGAGAAAGCTACGAGTTCAAAAGCATGCCGCTGTCCGGCATTAAAGATGTTATTGATAGCACTTGCAATATGTTGTCTGCGGTTACAAATATTCCGCAGACGCTTTTATTTGGGCGCAGTCCTGCTGGAGAAAACGCAACTGGCACCAGCGACTTGGAGAACTATTACAACTACATCGAGCGTATCCAGAAGATGATGCTGCGAAATAATCTGCAAACGCTGATTGATGTTATCGTTCAGGCCGGCCTTGCCAGCGGCAAACTGGAAGAAAAACCGGATTATAAGCTGAAGTTTAATCCCTTATGGAGTTTGAGCGAAACGGAGCAGGCAAGTGTTGACCAGACCAAGGCCGCCACAGCCATGACTAAAGCCCAGACAGCGCAGATTTATGTTGATATGCAGGCACTTGATCCATCGGAGGTTAGGGCTGGCCTAGCCAAGACCGATGATTTTCAGGTTGAAGAACTGCTTGACAATTTGAGCGAAGATGAGCTTTGGGGATTGTCCGAAGAAGATTTATTGCCGGGAAAAGAAAATTTTTCTGATCAACAACAAATAACAGAGGCAAACCACTTGACAACAGGCCGGCCAACAGCTAGAATAAACGATAGTCCAACAATAACAGACGGCGGGCCGGGTTCGGGAAACTTTGGGCACGAGGGACGTTCTGGCGAGGTTGGTGGTAGCGGCAAAGGCACGTTTACCAAAAGGCAATATGAAAAGTCGCTTATTGGTAAGCAAACCAGCGACGGTAAAACCGTTAAATCTATCCACCCACACGCTATGAAGCGAATGCTTGGGCGTGATGTTTATCCTCATTCTGTTGCGCGAGCAATCACGAAGCCAGAACGCACAATTCCTGGCAACAAGGGCAATAGAACTGTTTATATTGCCAAAGGAACTTATGTTGTTTATGATAACGACGCAGAAGACATAAGAACTGTTATTTATAAGGGAAAAGGGGGCAAATAAATGCAGACCGAACTTATAACAGATAAGCATAGAGAACTTTTATTGCAAGATTTTGGCAAAACATTTGAAGAACTTGAGCAAATGTCAGATGACGAGCTTGATGAGTTTGTTATTCAGGAGCTTGCAATGGCAGAGTGCGATGAAATAGAAGCATCTGAAAATAAAGAGTACAGCGACCGAGGGCAAACGGTCAGTGAAATTATTGACATCATCTGCGGCCCTTATGATCCTGAGGTTATAAATGCTCCTGACGAGGAAGATGAGTAGTGCAACGCTGAAAATGGCGGCGGAGACAAAAGGCGTAAAGCAAAACTACCAGCAAAACCGCATAAGAAAAGAGCAGCTTCACGTTATTGTGTGGCTGCTCTTGTTATTTAAGGAGTTATGTTTTGTTTGATTTCCTGCTTTTAGATATAATTATACCTATTTCATATTTTCGCCGTTCCTAGAGGTTATATCGGGGTATCAGCACCATTATAACAGCATAATATCCTCAATATATTTTTATCAAGTTTGGCCTAAATTTATACTGAAAGGGAAACACAAATTTTGGGATTGTCCGTGCGACAATCCGTTGGACAGTCCCAAAGACCGTCCATTATGTCGTCAGAAAAACGTCCAATTTTAGGTGCAAATTTAAGTTGTTAGTTTTATATAGCCAAAAAGAAGGAAAAGCCTTACGTCAAAAGGCCAAAACGCGCAAATGCCCTATAAATAAGGCTTTGCGAAAAACAGTGTTTTTGCGTCCGTAGGACTGTCGCCGTGACAATCCTACGATTATCCTCGGATAATCCAGTGTAACCAGCACCAGCACCTAACCATATATATTATTATATTATAATATGTGTGATTTTGCGACAGTCCTACGGACAGTCCAACGGACGCGAAATCAAATGGTTATCAGCACAAACTGTTGCAGATTTGTTTGCAGCAGTTTTTTATTTGGAGGCGCGAGATGAATGATATTGCCATGAGAGAAGTCGTGCAAAAAGCCGCTAAACCCAAATTTTACGGCCACGACAAACTGAAAGCCAAAGGTAAACCCTTTTATCCTGACAGCATGATCAGAGAATATAGTCGTATAACCAACGGATATATGGTGCTGCTCAATAAAGCTGTTGCTGAATATATGCCAGAGATCAAAGCGGCTATACAGCAGGAGCAAAAACAGACTGCTAGGGCTGATAGTTTAAGCGATTTATGGACTGTGATACGCCAGGCCTTTATTAAAATAGCGACAAAGTTTGAAAAGCTGACCGAAGCCTATAATCTGGAAAAGAAATTGAACAACTTGGCCAGTTTGACCAGAAAACTCAGCATTAAAGAATGGAAAAAGGTTGTTAAAAACACACTGGGAATTGATTTGCTGGACGATTATTACTTGGGCGAGTTTTATCGGGAGCAGCTCAAGAAATGGACGGAAGAAAATGTTGGCCTGATAAAAACTATTCCTCATAACGCTTTGGGCAAAATGGAAGATATTGTTTTGAAAGCTTACAGCGCAGGCCGGCCAACGTCTGCTATCGTTAAGGAGATACAACGTGCCTATGGCACAGAAAAACGTCACGCGCGGCTTATTGCTCGCGACCAAATGGCCAAGCTTAATGCGTCTATTGCTAAGCATCAACAGCAGGACGCTGGCGTTGAAGAATATGAATGGAGTACAACTGGCGATGGCAGGGTTAGGGAAAGACACAGAGCCCTGAATGGTAAAACTTTTCGCTGGGACAATCCGCCGGTTGTAGATTTGCGAACCGGCCGGAGATGTCATCCTGGGGAAGATTATCAATGCCGGTGTGTGGCACGTCCTAAATTTAATATAAATACTTTGAATTTGCCGATGGCGCAACCTGGTGAAAACATGAAAGGAGGTGATGCCTATGCACTCCGTGATTTAAGCAGATAACCGCCTACGGTAATGATTGCAAAAAAGATTATTGATTGGAGGTGGTGGCCTTGGGAGAAACACACCTGAAAAGTGTTATGCGTCTTGACAGCATACAGCTTGACGAAACCTATTGGACGGACGAGGGTTACCTTGTAGATAGTCCAATCGTAACGTCCTGCGGCATATTTGAATATCGTCAAAAGGACGGTAGTGTTAGGCGCGAACTGAGGTTGCCGGAAAATGTTTTTGACGAGCAAAGTTTGGCTAGTTATGAAGGTAAACCAATCATTGTAACTCATAAGGCACGCCGCATTGATAAGGACAATGTTGACGATGAGCAAATCGGTACGATATTAAGCTGCGGCTATCAGGACGGTGAAAATGTACGCGCCAAAATTATTATTCATAACACTGATGCTTTGCGCTGCGGCTTGCGAGAGTTATCGCTTGGTTATAACCTGGCGCTGGACGAAACTCCCGGCGTATGGAACGGTCAACATTATGATGCTATCCAGAAGAATATCAGGATAAATCATTTGGCTTTAGTAGCCGAGGCCAGAGCCGGAGAGCAGGCGCGGCTAAACATTGACGGAAAAGACAAAAAGACAACCCTAAAAGGAGGTAAGATTATGGCAAGAAGTAAGAAAACCAGAAGCGACAGCACTGCTTTGACGCCGGAAGAATTGCAGGAGGCTATTGCAGCTTATATCGCTAACCGCCCCAATGCCGACGAGGGAGAAACCGACGAAACCGCTCCGAAGCTTGACGACAGCATTGAGGCCGGCGAACCTGCTGGCGGCAGCGAGGATAAGGTACAGATGGTCAAGGACAGGCGCGACAGCCGCCGTGATCAGGGAGATCCTGCCACGACCGAGGAGGCTATGAGCGTTATTGCCCAGCAGGACGAGGATATTGATACGCTGCTGGGCGTAATTGAGGCTATGGAGGCCAAACAGGATTTTGACGAGGCTGATGAGCCGGTTAAGTCTGACGCTGACGAGGAGGAAAACAGCGATGAGGACGAGCCGGAATCTGGCGATACAATGAATGCGGACGGTATCGACCGGATTGTTCGCGCCAGAGTAGCTTTGGCCCGTATCGGCGACAGCCTGCATCTGGACGGTTTGGAGAATATGGGCATTTTGGATGCCAAGAAAGCTATCATTCGCAGGGTAAAACCGAAAATGCGACTTGACGGCAAGGGCAAAGCTTACATTGAAGCCGCCTTTGATTTGGCGGTAGAGGAGGTAAGTGCCCGGAAAGATACCAATTTCCAGCGCAGGCAGATGTTTAATGCTGATGGTCGTGGTGGAAATTTTGGCAATTCCGGCAAAACTGCTGCCGAAAAAGCCAGAGAAAGAATGATTGCTAATAGAATGGGAGGTAATAAATAATGGGTGTTCAGACAGCTTATAATTATGCTACGCCGCGCGGGATTGCCGGCGGTTTGTACGATTTGTCCCCTTATGCTACCAACAGCCGTCTTAACGGCGAAACGGAGGCGGGCGCTTTGAAGTTTGGCATGGGAGCCGTAAGCGGCGATAATCCCGGTACTGACGTTAAGCGGCCGGCGTCTGGGGACACGGCAGATAAGTTTGAGGGCATTGTTATGACCGGTTTTACCACGGAGCAGGATATTAACGGCAACGTGGTCGTTATGCCAGGGCAGACGGTCGGCCTGCTGAGTTATGGCCGTATCTGGGCCAGGATTAAGTCGGATATTACGCCGCAGTATGGCGATAGTTTGTACTTGATCATTGACGGCGATGAGGCTGGCTTGTTTACTAACGCCAATACCGAATCTGAACTCACTGTTCTCGCTGTTAAAGGCCGCTTTATTGGCGGCAAAGGCACTGGTAATGTAGCCCCGGTTGAATTGTTCAATCAGGCGCAGAACTAAAAGGAGGTATCTTAATGAGTACAAGATATGATGCTGCAATGCCCTCTAGCAGCTTTGACAGAGCCGATTATGACGGGCTTATGAAATCCAATATCCCGGCCGCTTTGGCCGGCGCCAACGGTATGCGCTTTGACAGCGCGGAGGACGCCAGCGTTTTCTTTGCAAGAGAACTGGACTATGTTAAAAGCCAGTCCTATGACGTTATCTATCCTGAATTTACGGCCACCGAGCTTTTTCCGGTTTCTCACGATGTTAATCCCGGTGCGGAAACGGCCACTTATTACAGCTATGATAAAACCGGCCTGGCTAAAATCATTGCTAATTATGCTACGGATTTGCCGAGAGCTGACGTCAAGGGCAAGCCTATAACGGTGCCTGTTAAATCTATTGGCACAAGTTTTGGCTACTCTGTGCAGGAGATGAGAGCCAGCCGTCTTGCCGGCAAGTCTTTGGACGTGCGCAAGGCTGAATCCGCTCGTTATCAGAATGATTTTCTGGCAAACAAGATCGCCTGGGCCGGCGATGAGGAAACCGGTCTGGTAGGCGTTTTGTCGGTTGGCAACGATGTGCCGCTGTATGTAATTCCGGCTAACGGCGTGGACGAAGATGGTCAACCCTCCACTCAATGGCGGCATAAAACGTGGGATAAGATTTTGGCCGACGTCAACGGTATGCAGTCTTATACGGCCAAGATCACTAAAAATGTGGAGCGGCCTGATACGCTGGCTCTGCCTGCGGATGTGTTTATGTGGATTTCCAACTGCAAGATTGAGGGTACGGACACCACAGTAAGGAAATTTATCCTTGACAACGCGCCGTATCTCAAGAATATTGTTCCGGCCTCCGAATTGCAGGCAGACAGCCCGGAAACGAATCCTTATGCCAGAGGCGATAGTCCGCAGTCTGCGGCGTTCATGTTTAAGAACGATCCCAGAAAATTCACTTTTGAGATACCGATGGACTTTTATCAGTATCCATTGCAGCCCGAAAATCTGGAGATCGTAGTGCCTTGCGAAAGCCGGATCGTCGGCGTAATGATCTACTATCCGCTGTCCATGTCGATCGCTGTCGGAGTTTAAGAAAGGAGCAAAACATATGCGAATTCAAAATATCGGAGGTAAAATTATCAGGCTGGGCAAACTGACCTTGTTGCCCGGCGAAACAGACGTAGTCCCGCAGGGCTTTGAAAACAATCCCGTTGTTAAGCATTTTGCTGATATGGGATTGGTGGCGTTTGTAGAAAATGCCAAACCGGTTAAAGAAGATAATGCAAATAGCCAGCAATCCGGCGGCGAAAAGAAGCCGGAAGGCGACAATGGCGACGGCGGCGAAAAGAAGCCGGAGGACGACAAAAACAGCGATGACGGACAGCAATCTGAAACTGACGTTAAAGACGAGGTAAAGACTGACACCAAGAACGGCGCGCAAAAGCCTGGCCGGGGTGGCAGCAGAAAACCGGAAAAATGATGTCAGCTCTTGAGATATTCCGGCTTATCGGCGAGGAATTTGCAGAAGTTAGCGATGAAACAGTGGAAAAATGGCTGGAGCTTTCTAAGCCTCTTATAAGCGCTAAAAGGTTTGGTAATACCTATTACCAAGCCTTGGCGTTTCTGGCTGCTCACAGGCTGAAAATGGCGGGCTATGGGGACAATTCTGCCGGTACTATTGGGGACGCTCTCCGAGTAAGCAGTTATTCGGAAGGCGAGGCCTCTATTAGTTATTCCAGCAATCAAGGCAATAGCCTTATGGCTGATGGTGAATTGGCCCTGACCGTTTATGGCCTGCAATATCTTTCGTTACGCCGGTCATGCATTGTTAGTATTGTATCGGCAGGTGAGAATTGATGGCGGGACACGATCGAATTACGGCGCAAGGTCGCCGCTTTTTGGCAGAGATTGAACAACTGCGGCAGTTACAAGTGCGCATTGGTTATCAACAGGGCGAGGCGTTTAGTGAGGAAGGTGTGGATATGGTTGATATTGCCACCTGGAACGAGGTGGGCACTGTCCATAGCCCTGCCCGGCCGTTTCTAAGGCAGAGCATTGATAATAATGAAGCCCATATGAAAGAGTTCTGCCAAGAGCAGTTGCGGCAGTTTGCTCAAGGCACAATAGACGCCAGAACGCTGCTTAATCGCATAGGGCTAGAACAGACTGCTCTAGTTCAAAAAGAAATCACGGATGGTACTTTTGCGCCGAACGCTCAAGCCACGATCCAAAAGAAAGGTTCGGATAAACCTTTGATAGACACCGGTCGTATGTACCAGTCTGTCCATCATGTTATCAGACGGAAAAGAGGTTGATGAATACGAATATTTTCAGGAGGCCCTATACCGTGCGGCGGCATGGTCAACAGGAAATTGTCAAAGGCCATGCCGTCTGTGGCTATACAGAACTTCGGACAATGCTTAATGTGCAGCCGCTCAACCCTGACGAGATTCAGGCATTGCCAGAGGGCGAACGCACAGTTAAAAGAGTAAAGGCCTTTGGCGATTATCCATTGACCGCCGCCAACCAATTTACCGGCACTCCTGGCGATTGGCTGTTTTATGACGGCAACTGGTATGAGTGTAAATCATGTGTGAAGCGCGATCATACGCCAATAGCGCACTACCGCTCTGAATTTGTCATCGTGCCCGAAACAGAATCCATAGACGGCAACGGAGGTAGCTATGATTATTAAGGAACTGCGCAACAACTTGCTTGATCTTATTGATGGTTATTTTGCTGGGGCTACGGTTATCTGGGCACAGGAAAAAACCGTTAAACCTGCTCCTGCGCTTGTAACGCTTAGAATGGGCAATGTAAGCAGGCCGTTGCGGCCAATTATGCAGATTGTTGACGGCGTTCCTTGTGGTTTTTACCCCTCCAGGGTTGTCCTGGAGGTGAATCTGTATACAAAAGGGGCCGCTGTTGCTGGCGGCAATGGTAAAACTATTGCCCGTGATAATACGGCAATTAACGATATGCTGGATTTTGTAAATTATCTTAATTCCCCTTTTGTTACGGATTGGTGCTATGTGCATGATATTGCAATTACGCCAAATGGAGATGTTACAGATGTTTCTGCCGTTGTCAACGATATTAACTGGGAATACAGGGCTATGGCTGAGTTTTTTGTAGATTTTATGCAATCTGCCGTCGGCGCAACTGGAATATTAGACGAATCCAGTATCAAATGGCCCGAGAAAACAGATGTGCAAGAAAAGCCTGAAAGACCGGTTGTTCCTGATGAGCCAAGTACGCCAGATGATACAGAACCAACCGAAAAGCCGCTGGAGCCTTATATTGAGCCGGAGTGGGAGCAGACGGACAGCGGCGGCGGTTTTCGGCAGTTGGCTGAAGAAAGTTTGGGGTATTTTGAACAAGTGGAGATTGAAAATTTTAAGAGAGGAGATAAAAATGTATGAGTAATCTTTCGGATATTGTTCAGGTAGATATTGACTTGAATTCTCCGGCGGTGGACAGCACTAGCTTTGATAATCTGCTGTTGGTAGGGCCGCCGCCGAAAAATCCTGGAAAGCAGATGCCGCCGGTTGTTGGCGTGTATTCCTCGCTGGGAGAGGTAAACGAAGCCGGTTGGGTTTCGGTTGGGGTTGACGCAGATCCGGTAGGCATAGCCGCAATGGTGGCCTTTGCGCAAAGCCCCCAGCCCTCGGCGGTATATATTGCCGTGCAGCAGCCTGATACAACAGACGATTCGGCAGAATTGGAACACCCGGTTGATACTCTCAGCCGGGCGCTTTCTTATACTGGCTGGTATGTGATCTGTCCGGCCGGTATTCCGGAAAGCCAGTTTGAAGAAATAGCGCAATGGACTGAGGCGCAAACCAAAATGTTTGCTTATACCTATTTGAGCGAGAAAGATCCGGTAGGCAGCGTTTATTTTCGCTCTATGGGCTGGTACGGTAAGGAAACTTCTGATCAGATCGACGATGATGTGCCGCCGGCCAACAGATATTTGCACGTTGCCGCAGTTGCCGATTGTCTGGCTTATTCTTCCGGCTCGGAAACGTGGGTGTTTAAGAGTCTGTCCTCGGTTTATCCGTCTACGCTCAGCAGTTCGGAGATGAAAGCGCTGGAAGATGGTTATATCAATTATTATACGGCCTACGCCAGCAAAAATATTACCAGAGGCGGCAAGGTCAAGGCCGGGGAATGGATCGACCTTATTCGCTTTAGGGATTGGTTGCAAAACGATATGCAGATGCGTATTCTCAACTTGCTGCTTATGAATCCCAAAATCCCTTATACCAATAGCGGTATCGGTCTGGTGGAAAATCAGATGATCGCCAGTCTTAAAGCCGGCGTGGAGGCTGGCGGCATTGCCGAAGATGAATATGACGACGACGGTAATCTGATTCCGGGCTATACCGTTACAGTGCCCAACTCGGCCAGCTTGACGGCCTCACAGAAAGCATCTCGCGTGCTGACTGGCTGCAAGTTTAAGGCGCGGATTGCCGGAGCTATTCATGCCGTGGAGGTCAGCGGTAGCCTGACCTATGCTTATTAAACGGACGGAGGTGGAAATAAATGCTTAAAACGTACAGCGCTAAAGAAGTGATTATCGCTCTTGGATCTCATGCAGTTACCGGCTATGCTGACGATAGCTTTGTAACTATTGAGGCTAATGGCGACGGCATTATGAAAAAAGTGGGTTGTGATGGCGAAGTTGTTCGGGCAATTTCACCTGACGGCACATACAAGGTAAAGATTTCGCTGTTGCAGACCTCGCCGACTAATTCCTGGCTGCAAAACAAATACAATCAGGATTTTAAGACCGGCGAGGGCACTTTCCCCGTGTTGATCAAGGATTTGAAAGGCGGTACGGTATTTTCCAGCAACTGTGCTTGGGTTGTTAAACCGGCCAGCCGAGGCTTTGGTAAAGATACAACCAGCCGTGAGTGGGAAATTGATACTGGCAACGACGCTTTTTTGAGCGAATAGTGAGGAGGAATGGTAACAATGAAACAGTTTGAACCTAAAGTGAAAAAGATTGCAGAGAATACTTTTTATATCAGACCGTTTGCCGCACTGACCGCCGCCAATATCAGCGGAGAGCTTGGCGCAATTTCGGCTCCTGTTTTGGCGGCACTGTCTCCCTTGGCGCTTAACGCCAAGGGAAGCGCCAGTTTAATGGACGTCAATGTTGATGAAGCCGCGCCTGTTATTTCCGACGCTTTTGCTTGCCTTTCCGGTGATAAGATCGAGCGGCTTATGCGCAAGCTGCTGATCGTGCATAAAAATATTTCTGTTGAAACGCCGGATTCTGACAAAGCGGTACTTTTGACAGAGGATTTGCTTAACGAAATTTTTTGCGGCGATGTGCAGAATATGTTTATTCTTGCTGCCGCTGTGATTTCCACAAATTACAATGGTTTTTTCGAGAGTCTCGGCAGCCGATTTGGTACAGCTTTGGTTCAAAAAGCGACGGTGCAGCCGAGTATGAGCAATTTGGCAGGCTCGATTTAAGTCAATTTTGTGAGCTTGAAATGAGAATGTATTCTCTTATCATGGCTCGCCTTGCTTCTAAACAGGAACTGGAGGAATGGTACACGCTTGATGAGGCATTAAAGCTTTACGCGCTGCACCGCATGAATATAGACGTTGAGAACGGGAGGCTTGATAGTCTAAAAAATAGGGAGGGCAGGCAATAATGACGATTAGGGATATTGCTATAGCCTTTGGTTATGAGATTGACAGAAATTCTGAAACACGGGTTGAGAACAGCATACAAAGCCTGCGCGATACGGCTGCCAAGCTTTTGGGAGCAATAGGCGTGGGCTTTTCTCTTGTACAGATAAATCAGCTTATGGAAGAATTTGACAGCTATAATGACCAGATACAAAATGCCACAAAGAATCTTGGCGATCAGCAGGAGGTTCAGCAAAAAATTTTGCAGGTTGCTAATGAAACCAAAACTTCTTATGGTGAAATGGGCAATATTATCGGCAATCTGGTGCAGAATGATACGACGCTGTTTGGTTCCCTTGATGAGGCGGCGGAATTTGCAGAGCTGACAACCAAACTGTTTAAGACTGCCGGCAAAAGCAACGAAGAAAGAGCGTCTTTACAGGAGGCTATCAATAAATCGTTTGCCAAAGGTATTGTGGATAGCGAAACAATCAATCAGTTGTATGAAAGAGCGCCGGAGGCTATCAACCTTATTGCTGAAAGTTTGGACGTGGCCAGAGAAGATTTACTGCAAATGACAACAGACGGCACACTTGGTTTGGCTGATTTGAAAAATGCCTTTATGAATAATGCCGACAAAATTGACGCTAATTTTGG